AAAGTTGCTTGCATTACGCTGTCTACTCTTGCAGCTGTACCTAAGTAATTAAGGTAAGCATTTCTACCAGCAGTTTTAGAGCGTCCACCTTGTAGGGCTTTACCTCTAGCTTTGCTTCTGTAGAACTTACTAGCAGCAGCTTGTACTGCCATTCTACCTTTACCTTGAGTATATAATCCTCTTACATAGGCATCGCTTAAATCACGACCATAACCTATGACGTTTCGTTGTTGTGTTCTAGCTAGACTTGTTTCTTTATTAAAAAACTTCAGTGCCTGTTGAGCATATACTGCGTCTTTCTCTCTAGCTTTTTGTCTTTGCTGGGCTCTAAGTCCCGCATTAGCGTCTACGCACACGGCAAAATTCTATAAATGTTACATTGTTCGGCCCCCATTCAAACTTACGTAAGAATTTAAAGCCAAGGAACTTGAGTAATTTTAAGTGTACCTTATTCCTGTAGTCAACTTTATTCCAAAGGAGTGGCTCCGTACGGCTATCGACATACCGCTTTGCCTCTCTTGCAAATAAAATTGGTTTTTCATAGATAACTGGAGTGCATAGCATCCATATATCTCCTTGTTTACCTACGCCTGCCATACCAGCAATCTTGCCGCTAGGGGACGTAAAATAGACTCCAGAGGGCGTCTGAGCCATTATAGGTAGATAGACCTTCGGATCTATTCCATAGCCTTCTGAGATCTCTCTGAAGTCATCTGGGCGTAGGTTAGAGGCTACCTTGTAGGCAACCTCTGGGGTAAGTGGGTGAATGTATTTACTTGAAGCTTTCATATATTGGTTCTAACTTTTCTATTGTATCTGCCATCCAAGGCTCCCAAGGCATTTGCTTCATACCTCTTTGGACATACCTCTCATAGTGTCTATTGGTTTTCATTCTCCAATAAAGGAATCCAAGTTCTTTTTCTGTTAGTTGTACGTTATACACGGCGATAATATTTGGGTGAGTAATCCCCTTCCCAAGACAACGATCTTAATGTAGCTGGGGCAGGGTGGGATGATTTAAGTGTTATTTCAACATTTGTGTTTCTTTCATATACAGGTATCGTCTTAATAAACTCTTCTAAGTATGGTGCATCAGATGCGTCGTACCCGTCAAGTTCTGTCGACTCGTATATTTCTGTGTAGTTTGTTTTACCTACACGTTCAAGTGTGGTTTCATATAAACCTATTTTACCAAAGTGAAACTTAACCCTATGTAAGACTAGAGATGAGTTTACGTCTGCTGTAGATCTTTGACCTTCTATTTTAGTAGGGTAAAGTGTAGGTAGTTTAATTTCATAGGGGTAAATGTAACCAATTGTAAGTGTTGTAGATGACCAGTCACCAAGTAAAGTGAAACTTGTAGTTGATGCTGTGCTGTTTGTATTACTTATTACATTGTAAGTAGGTTCTGCATATCTGCCATTACTTGTATCTATAGCAATTAACTTATAGGTAGGTTCCGTAACAGAAGTTAACCAATTAACATTAGAAAATGTAGTTACGTTTGTAACAGCGTTATAAACCCCACCACTAATAGTAGTATAGTTATCTACATGTAGTAAAAAGTTAGTGGCATCATGTACTACAGTAGGATCTGTTTCAGCCTGTATTAATTTAATACTTTGTAAATAGTAGTTACTATCTAAAAAGAAGTATTCATCATTAATAATAAAATGGTAGAGTAATGAATTATTTAACTTCCATTTAAACCATGCAGCTTGAACTCGTTTTTCTGCGGTCTGAAAATACTTGTACCCAAACACTTCTTTAGTACCTGTTTTACCTATTAACACGATAGAGTTTTCTCTAGAGTTCGTCATTAGGTCAACATCTTTAGGTATTAATGTGGGTACAACTTTACTAACCTCTATGATATTAGGCTCGCCTTCTCGTGCTGAGTTAGCCATCTCGTTAAATCTACTAAACTTACCAGAGTTATCTATGTAAGCTACTGTAGTTCCAAGAGATATAGGAGGCATGTTTTCGTTATAGTTAAACGTAGCTATAGTTCTCAGTTTAGCTGTATCAGGGTTAAAGACTGTGTCATCAGATGCAAGTAAAAACTGTTGGTTTGTACTAAATACAAGTAAACCAGCATTAATTTCGATACCATCAAATAAATCTGATGGAAACATAGACGCAGCTGATATATCTACAGGGTCAGCCACTGATACTGTCAGAGCTGTTTCTATAAAAAAGCTAGGTTTTCCTAACGTGCCCGGTCTAGATGTAATAACATTCTCGCCTGCTAGAAATGCTAGCCTGTTACGAAAAAATAAAACTTTGTTGATACGTTTACCTACAAACGATGGCATCGGATTTGTATTTGTGTCACCTACTTCTCTAGTTCCGTATGTAAACTGTTTTACAGTAAAGATAGTTGTGTCTGTACGTTGTATCACCAGAGGCATATTAGTTAGGGTTGTAGTAATACCCGGCAAAGCACATTCTGTCCAAGCTCCACTACCATCTTTATCATTTTGACCCTCAAACTTTAGGTAGTAATCGTCTTCTTCTGATCGTAGTGCGTTAGATACTTTGACTATATAGCCATGCTTACATTGGTTTGGTAAGTTCTGTACGTCATTAACTGAAGCTTGCATAACTCTCATTAAATCATTTTCTACAATGTTAACTGTAAAAGATTGAGAGCTAAAAAGATATATACCATTACCTATTTGTTTACCAAAGATACCGCTAGGTAAGTCTGCTATAATACCACCAATAATTGTATCAGCAGTTACCGCTGTCTGAGCATCAAAAGGTGTAGGCTCTGGTCGTACAAGACCGTCGCCAACGTTGTTAGGATCTATAGTAGCATTTAACTGTGTTGTTTCTACTTCTTCTACACGTATAGTATATATAGCATTAGTTCCTGAGTTGGATTCTGCTTTTGTACCACCTCCACCTTTTGCAGAGTCCAGAGTTACTGTAACTGTGTCACCTTCAACCCAACCTTCACCACCATGTAGTAATACTACTTCTCTTTGGTAGCTACATTGGTAATTATCTCCGTCTGGTCCGTCAGAACTAGCATCATAGTTAGGGCTTACACCTTGTTGACCTAAAGTATTAATTCTAAATATTAAGTTTTTCTTTGAACCTGAGTCTACACTAAATACTTGTGTACCGATTCCGGGACATGATCCTGACCCATCACCTTCGTATAAAGTATCATCTGATATTTTAATCCGTGTAGCACGTGAAAGAGTTGTGACATCAGCAGTTCTAAATACATCAATACCATATTGTCTTCCGTTTTCTGTTCGTAATAATTCCAGCATTGCAAAGTGTGCGTCCGGCCTTGCTGTTGATGCACCAGTTTCGCCTATTAATGTATTAGAGTTAGTAGTATCACGACTGTTTACGAAGGTAGTATCGTTGATAGTTAAAAACTGTAGGTTTTCTGGTGTGCTTGTAGCTAGATAATTTTGTATAACTGTTTGATGATCAACACCATCTACTGTATAGTTAGTGGTCATCAGTTGACCGTCGTTACAACGCCACACTCTAACCTGACCATCGGCTGCTACTTGTCCTATATATGATCCTTCTGTCTTGTCACGAAAGTAATGAAACCAAGACCCACCGCTTTGTACATCAGTTAGTGGACTGGTTCCTACTCTTTTAGCACCCGGTCTTTTAAATAATCCCTTGGTAACGTCTGGTATAGCGTTTACTATTTCTGTTACTTGACCGGGAAACTTTAGGTTGTCAGGCTGTTCTGACATACCTAATGAAAACTGAGGGATAGTTTGTGTTACGCTTGCCATTATCGTCTAAGGGTTCTCCAAGGTTGGTAAGTTTGATGTGCAGTGTTGTCAGGAAAACCAAACATGTTGTGATCTCCTTGGTTGCACTCGTATTCTTGTAGAGCAGCTCTAGCTAATCCAGCTTGATTACTTAATAATTTAACAAGGTTTGGGTTTGCAACAAGCTGTGTAGCTGCTGCGGCAGATGCTCTGTATGTAATAAATCTTCTGAATACAATAGGTAGATCTTCAAAGGGATACAATTTAACAACGTCAAGACTTATGTCCCCTGAGAACTCATCTGTATGAGTTATCTTGTCATACAATCGTCCATTACGACGTACAAGGTTGCTAGTTCTTTTTGTGTAGTTATCGTGTAAATCCATTGATAAAATATTATTACCAATAAGTATATGTTTGTTT